AATTAAAATCGTTATATGTAGCACCAACACCAGCAAGAGCACTGATAATACCTACCTTACTTTGTAGGTTAAGAGTGTCAGTAATGTCAGTTACATAAAGAGTAGGGATAGTACCTACACCACTTATATTCCAGTTTCTTGCATTTACTTCATCATATGTTAAATCGCCTGTAACATCAAGATTACCAGCAACAGATAGATTACCTGATACAGTGGCTGCAGCACCTACTAGAAGGTCTGTAGCGACACTCCAGGTGTTTATCTGTCCTGAGGGGTTAAGAATAACTGCCTTAGATCCAGTTGGCTTACCAAAGTCAGCAGGGTTCTCTGGTAACATATCGGTGTAATATTCACCACCGATTGCTATTGGAGCAGAAGTATTTCCGTCTGGATGACCAATATATAATTTTTTATAAGACTTACCAGCACCTACATTTGTAGTATCATAAGTGTATATTAATTCACCAAAGGATACACCAGTACCAACAGGTGCTGCAGTAGGAGGCGAAGTTCCTCTCGTTCTTTTTAATAGAATCGTTGCCGACATTAGTATTCCCCTCCATCAATAGTAGTAGATGGTAAATTAGTTTGAGTTATAAACTTGGCAGATGCTGAGTCATAGACTAAAAAACTACCATTAGTTAAACTTGCAGCATTAACATCTGAAAGTAAAACTAGTTTACCCCCACCACCGCCGCCTCCTAAAGAGCCGCTGGCAATAACCTTTACTTGGCTGCCAGTACCAATTCTTAATGATGGCATTACCTTGTTACCCCTTGTCTAACTAGGACTTGACCTTCAACAATTCTCGTTTTGAGACCCGAAGAAGATTCTGTCACAACAACATCATATATGTACCTTCCTGGTTTGATGGTATTTGTTGTGCTATCGGTCATAGATATAGTGATCTGACCATCTGTAGCACTAGAGACAGATGATGTGAAGGAATAAGCTGTATTACTTCCAGCCCATTTGCGGAGCTTAGAAGCGACACTGTATCCAGTCAGATCCAAGGTAGTATTATTATCGTTATCACCTAGAGAAAATAAATGTTCAAAATCAGACCCTTGTTCAATCTGTAAGTTAGAGACATATACTGCCATCTTTTTACATTACTATTATCCTATAAGGTATTTAGTTTCTTTATCTCCGTTAGAACTTCCTGCAGTACTTGAGTTACCTGATCGAATTTTCTATCTAACCGATCTATATCATTTCTTAGTATTTCCATATCACCCAAATCAGCTATTTGTGTAGGTACACAATCATCACCGTGAAGAAATCTTAGGTGTTCTACTCTTGGGTCTCTCATAGTTTTTCTGTTATTTTAGCAAGCATTTCTTTTATCTCAGAAATTTCTTGCTTCATAGTATCTAGTTCTTTTTTTTCTAACAATTTTTTTTCTTTTGCTTTCATATAAGCAGAATAACCAGAGCTATCATCATTTATGATAGCCCCAGTTTTCTCATCTCTATAGAGATCTGTGTGTCCTTCAACCCTTATCATGCTAGTGCTAATGCCCTAATGTTCTTGATAATGGGAATTTCAGCTTGATTAGTACCATTAAATACAATCTTAATGACAAACCCAGTATAAGGTTCTAAATCATTAGCAGAGTATTGATACTCATTAAAGTTTCCAGTTGGATTAATGAATTTATCAGGACGGCCATCATTCTTATTAGGATCAATTGCCGTATCTCCAAATCCATCACCAGTAGTATCAACGCTATTTAAAAAGCCAGGGAACAATTCAAACTTCTGATCAATATCACCTCTGATAATACTATACAGAACTCTGAAATCCGTAGATGCAGGTCTGTAAGCATCAATTATAACTTGCAAAGAAGTTGCAGGTTGTTTAATGTAAATTGGTCTAGAAACATAATATGAAGTATGCTTATCTCCAATGAGACTATTAGCACTCTTATCATGAGCATAGTTATCATCAGATATAGGTTTATTAAGTCTATTTGATGAGAACTTGATTGCCATTGTATCTAAACAAATCATCGGGGAACTAAAGGAGTTTCCATCAGCACCATTATTCATAGCAACTCTAGTTGTTAGAGATCTATTCCTAAAGAGATTTGTTAACCTTGTATTTTCATTAATTTCAGAAGCAACTATTCTTGTAGTTAAAAGATTAGTAGGTTGATTGAGAATATAATTCTCAAATCCTTGATCAACAAATGATTGCTCATTGCCATCAATACTAGTTCCACTAACAGTTCTGATGCTTAGATTAGCAGTATCAGTTGGACCTGGTACTGTTATATCATATACTGGAGTTATGGTATCATATTGAATGTTCTTAGATGCATGTGCATTAGCACCACCACCATGAACATTACTAGCAAATGACAGCTGAGGTTGAGATAACCCAGAAATGTCAGTAGTTCTACCTTCCCTATCAATCTTAATAACAAAATCATCCATATTCTTTTCAACAACTTCGACATCATGTTCAGTGTTAATCTTACCCAAACCTACTCCAGAAAATTCATATTTCTGAATATTTGATGATTGAGAATGATTAATAGACTGGGTGTTATTGACACCTCTAACAATACCACTTAAAGTATTGATACCAACAGTTGTATAAGAAATAATTTCGTTATTAAGAATTGCATAACCAGTATTAGCAGCACTAACTTGTACTCCTTCAAATACATCAAATCCAGTACTATCTCCGATAGCAATACTACTTGTTGTAGAGTTAACTATGGTTGAAGTTGTTGTTGGTAAAGTATTTGGGGATACTCCACTAATTGCAACTTTATTACCAGTACCATACATTCCATGATTGAAATAAGATACTTTGACATATTCACCCGTATTGAGATTACCTGTCTCATCATACCTAGTTACATCTGTACCAGAATCAACAATAGTTCCAAGTTCATGGAAGTAGTTGACATTTTGAGTATTAGTAAATTCTTCTGCTTGGATATCAGTTAGATACAATGTATCCAAACCACCAAGAGAATTAATACCAATTTTAACTCCTGAACCACTACCACTCATTTCAGCAGTAACGATTCCTACAATGTCACCAACTTGATAACCTTGACCATCATCCTGAATAGTAAGTTGAGTAATTCCTGATACACCAGTACCAACAGTTACACCTAACTTTAATCCAGAACCTTGACCTGTAATAGCATATGTATTAATAGATCCTGATAATGGAGTTCCATAGTTACTACCATTTGTCTGAACACCAACTGCAAGAGTACCACCAGTCTGAACTGGTCCACCAACTGATTCGATATATCCATATCGATAATTTGCAGAAGCATCACCAACTTTTCTACCAGGTACAAATACAGTACCAATAAGACCAGCATTAGTAGTTGTTGTAATTCCAAGAGCAGCTTTCTTAGGAAGTGCCTCCAATGGATTTTTATTCAATACTGGCAATATACCATTATTGGGTCTAATCGGTGGATTTTGGAATGTAACTACAGCATTAGATTCAGTAAACTCTGCTCTATACAATTTAAAACAGATATCTTCAAACTGGCATGGAGTCCAAGTAGAAGCATTTTGTGATTTGAATAAAGAACCAACTGAGAACTGGTTTGAGTATACTCTTCCTGCAGCACTTGGTAAAGATTGTGCATTAAGCGCAGTCTGTCCCATCTCTGCTGTAAAGACCTCATATGTGTTTGTAGGAGCACCTACAACCAATGCATACTCTGTATATGGTTCAAGATATACTGGAGAACTAAATGTTACTCTAGTAGGAACTGAAGCATCAGTAGACAAATTAATATCATTAGATGTTAAGGTTACCCTTGCATCTGGAGATACCAATTTTTGTGTTGGGAATCCTAATTCCATTGTTCTCAATTCTACAAACGCAGGAACTGACGGATCAGCCATTGTTGCAAAGAAAACATCAACAGAAGTTACATATGCACCATATTGATCAACCTTAAAGGATTGTGCCAATGGGTCATCATTCTCTTCCGCTTGTGGAGGAGCAGGAACTTGTATCTCTACTGGTTGAATAATAGTGCGAGTATTATCAATCTCAATAGTTTGTTGTACAATATTAGTAACTGTATTATCAATAACTCTTGTGTTATTAATAATAACAGGGGCAGGAGGTGGTGGTGGTGGGGGTGGTCTTCGGTTTACGAAAGTCAGACTTATATCTCTCTGTATTGTCGTAGTTTCTAAAGTTGTAACACTAACATCAGTCTGTACTATTCTTGTAGTTCCAACTGCAGTATAAATTGCTTGTGCAGATGATATAGCAGTACTACCTCTTAATCCTTGAGCATTAACAGAACTGGATGTTACCTTAAATTCTCTTTCACCAGTTCTTACTCTAGCAAGTGGAGCAGGTGTAGCGAATGGATCTCTAATCCATACACAAGCAGTAACATCACCATAAGGATCAGAGAATAGATTTAATGTAGCAATAGATGCTTGAGCACCACTAGTTTCACCAGAAACAATAGTTCCTACAGGAAGATATCCAAAGAAATCTCCCTGTGCTTGAGCAGAAAGAGAAGTAGTGTCAATATTCAATACTGTGGATCCTTGAGAGTAAGCTGTAGGCAATGTCTCATTTCTATCTAAAGGATTAACTTCATATGTTATTTCAGGTGTAGCAAATGGTCCAGACTTATGATCAGGTCTACAAAGTCTAAATCTATAAGTCTCTCCATTAACTAATGCAGTAATAGTTTCACCAACACTAAATGCTCCAATAACATTTTCTATACCAATAATTTTAGGAACTACATCAACATTTCCTAATTCATCAAAGAATGTAAAGAACCTAGAATTTGGTCTTAATCCATTTACATTATATTCAATATTTCTAGATCTAATAAATGGATCAAATTCTTCACTAGCAATGTAAGTATTTCTGGATGTTATATCATCTCTTTCTACTTTTTGGATACTATCAGTTGTATTTGATCTTAATTCGTCATCACCAAATCCACCATCAACATTAGTTACAGAAACTCTAGGATCAAATGAAGTTCTTCTAATAACTTGAGTTGAAAGAGTTTGTGTTCTATGAGTATTGATCCAATTATCACTAGTTGGACTTAATTTTAAATCACCAATATAACTATAAACTAAAAATGGGTTAAGGTTTTCTACTCTAGTTGCAAAATTTTGAGATACAAATTCAGTATCTTTATATTTTAGCGTAATCATCCTACCCGTTTTCTGAGCTTTATCATCCAACAAAGTAAAGTTTTCGTTGTAATCTAATGTTTCAGGACTCTGTTGTGTGGCAGGTAATACCTGCATATCAATAGAATTGATATCGGTCAAAGGACGCATATATCCTCTTTGCAAATCAATATCTATTGGGGATGCTACATCAACAAAATCTCTACTCTTTAAAGAATCTGCAAAGAAACCACTCTTAAATCTATCTAATCCATCAGCATCTCTAACTTGTAAAGTTGCAACTTTCTGTTCCAACAATGATAAAGATGTTACTTTCTCTAAATTCTCAACTCTATCTTCTATAGCACCGATATCACGCATTGTATAACGACGATTATCGATTAAAAATACCCTAGCATTTGAAGTTTTATATAAGTACGGTGGCCACACAATTGTAGCAAGTGTCATTGCACTAGGATCATCAGCAGGTGGTTTAGGGTTAGATGATGGTTCTCCCTTTTGTACTATTATATTACCAGTAGATTTGAGAAGAACTTTATCCATTCTTCCAAAATAATGCTTATATTTAAATCTAGAATTTTCATTAGGAGTTACTATCCTATTACCAGATTGAATTGTATTTCTATTTGACGGGAAGAAAGGAGATACAGCAGCACTATTAGGAGTGAACTCTACAACTCTAGGTCTAAAATCAAGAGTATCTGTTGCTCTTACTCCAGATTTACCTATGGTAGGAACATTCTTTTTGAATCTATCAGCATCATAACTATTAACTGTAAATATATCACCAGTATCTGCAGCTGGTATGTCGTATCTATCCAAAACAACTAGAAGTTTTCTAGATGGGATATAACCATTATTAACTCTTAATAATCTAGAATAATCATAGAACTGATCTCTTTGACCCTTATCTAAAGTAAATGCATCAGTTACATTATTATACTTTCCTTGAATTGATGATTGGAGAGTTGCAGTTGAATTAGATTCTTGGAATAAAAGAGTTTCTAATAATTGGAATTTATCTGTAGTTTCATATACAATACTAATACTGCTACTACCTGCATTGACAGATACTATTCTTGCAACTGCATTTGTATTTTCTCCTACAATAGTTTCTCCAACAATTGCATTTTGGAAAATAGGATCAGTAGAACTAAACACCAATTGATCTAGAATTGGTTTATTCTTATCTAATGATTCATAAACAGCTATAACTTCTGATACATCTGGGAAGTTTAAACAAATTTCTTCATCTTGTACTCTAATACCATATAAACCACTAGTGGTCAATCCATCGTCAATAGTGTTATTTGCAGTAGATCCTGATAAATCTTTAGATGAATATACTATTTCAATTTCTTGACTTCTCTTATATTCTTTAACTTTATTTTTAATATTACTTTTAGCAACAGTTACATTAACTCTCACTCCAGTTTGTGAGAAGTTTAAACCACTGATTGTTAAAACATCATCAGTTACTGTAACTTGGTCTTGAGTAACAGATGCAACTACACCACTATTATACTGAACTTGATACCTTTCCTGATCAAATGATACAAAGTTACAATCATCAACGCTAAGTGAACTAGTATTAACAACTAAAGTTCCATTTGCATCAGTTACTTCACCCGTTACTTGATCAGAAATGTAAAGTTGCGCCCCAGTAAAATCAATATCTGCAATATCTTTCTTAGGAAGGGGTAAATATAATCCAGCATTTTCTTCATTGCTTAATTTTTGCTCTCCTTTATAAATTCTACCTTCAAAAGTACTACCTGGAAGACTTCCAGTAAACAAATTAGGATTAGTAGTCAATGCAACAACTGTCATATTGCTACCATCATTAGCAACAAGACTAACAACATTACGATTAGGTACAGATTGATTAGACCTGTAATAGATGATTACATCACCAGGTTTAAACCTCTCAAATGTCTTACCAGTAGAAGTGCAAACACCACCAGTGGTTATACGAACATCAGAATCACCAATATTATATGGAACTACTTGATCTAATTTCTTTTTACCATAAAATGTATTTGCTTGTTGAACATTTTCAACATCATTCATATCATAAGCAATTACTTTATCAACAATTCTAGATAAGTTTTGGTTACTCTTAAAAGTAATTTTTTCACCTGGTTGGAATTTACCAGATACTTGAGTTAATGTGAGAGTACTTGAACCAGCACCAGCAGTTATTGTATATCCTGTAGCACCAGTTTCTGAACCTTCAACAAAAGCTGACTGTATAACCTCATCATTAGATACATTAGCATTAATCAATAATTTTGTATATAATTGAACATCATACAAATAAGCATCAAACTCAGTTGTATTATCCTTATACTTAGAATCTACTAAACCAAAGTTATAAACTTTAGCATCACCAATTGTCTCACTACTAATACCAGTTTGTAAATCAATAGTATTTCTAAATGTAGTAATTCCAGAAACACCATTCAATCTAAGTCTATTACCTAGTCTGAATGAGAATGATTCTTCTATCTTATCCGAAGTAGTTCTGGGTTTTTCACAATCAATTGTTTCCCCTAATGTTTCAAACTCATATCCTTTCACATAAGCAGTACCAGGAGAGACTCTGACACATGCAAGATCATCATTAGGTGTATTTCCTTGTCTTGTAGATTCAGTAGCATAGTAGATACCTTCACTACCCATTCTATCATTTAAACTATCAAGAACACTAATAAAGAAAGGAGTTGTTGTATAGTCTCCAGATTCATCAAATGTCCTCTTAGCAAAATAATCTTTAATTAAATTATATTCACTAGTTCTATTAATTTCTTTTACAACAGTACCAGCTCTTACTCTAATAAGTTCAATAAAATCAGTATCATCAAAATCACTAGTTGATTTCTTCGCAAGTTTAAGTTCTATCTTTAATCTATCTGCACCTGGAGCAGCAAAGTTTGAAAATCCTTTAGCATTATCATATAATGTTGGATCTACTTTAGCATTAACTGCCGTTTCTACTACCTGTAATCCAACTCTATAAAATGGTTTATTATCATATTGATCAAGAATAAGAGTTTGTTGATTAACTCTTACAAAAGCACCTCTTACAAAATATACACCACTTTGGACAGATACTGCAGAACCAGAAAGACAAGAATCCTGTGAAATAGTAGATGCAATAGTTGAACCAGTATTTAATGTAGTATTACCATAAGTAACAGGTTCTTCTAATAATATTAATTCTGAATCATTGAAAAAATCAAATGATCCACTAGGACCAGGAGAAAGGTATTTTACATATAATGTTGGATCTGATGATATAGATGTTGAAGCAAGAACACAATTGATAATTTTAGCAGTAATGCCTGAAGACTGCCCTTTAATTCTTTTTCCTAAAAGATTTTTTATATAAACTTCAACATCTGTTCCTAAATGTGTAGGATCTAATCTAACCGCAAAATAATTTCCATCATAAGTTACACCACCAGGAATAACAACAGATCCTTCTTTAAAAACATGACTACCAAATTGTTCAACTTGGTTTTGCAAAATAGATTGCAAACTAGTAAGTTCTCTAGCTTGAACAGGAAATCCTGGTTTAAACAGAACTTTATGGTAATTAGTGCTCCTGTCAAAATCGTCGTAATACGGACTTATATTCAGGTTAGTCTGTTGTGGCATCGGTTTAGAATTCTAATACGATTTTGATATCTTCTTTTTGACGAACATTTCTTGTAATAGAAGGTCTATTATCAAGGTAGATGATCTCGCCACTCCTCTTATTTATCTCAGCTTCAGCAATACCATTTGTAAACTGAACGCCTAAATCAACAACCTTACCAGCAGGTGTAGTTGTTGAAATACCACTAAATGTAGAATCTACACTAACACTAAAAGCAGTGCTAGTAACTGAATCTGCAGAAGCACCAGATTGGAAGTTAATTACAGGAGCTTGATCGTTAACTTCTTTACTATCTGTTGTATCATATATTGATTGATTATAAGAAAGACTTCTATCTTGGAAGTACTTTATCACTTTAGTGTCAACATCATATGAAGCAACATATCCTCTGGCAGTACCAACTCCAGAAATACTTTGCTCAATCTGTGTACCAATACCAAGAACTTGTGTAGTATCACCAGTAAATTTAAGTGATTTCAATCCAGAAAACTCGGAAGTTTGTAAGTAATTAGTTCCAGCTACACCAATTGCAGTTGGGTTTCTAATCAATCCAACTTGAGCAAATTTGGTATCCGATGCAAAATCATATGATGAAGCATCAAATCTTGTGTAGATTAAAACTTTATCAGTTCCTAATTCTTTATAAGCATTAAAACCATGCCCCTTTGAAGGAGGAATAATAGGTGATAACTTAGCAAATTTGGTAGCAGCACCATTTATAGAAGAAAGATCAACACGAGCATAACTATAACCCTTTCCACCATTAGTAACTTGGGAAGAAATAACCTGTCCTTGAGTATTAGTTAGTATCCTAACTTTACCTCCAGTACCATCACCAATAATATCAACCTCAATAGGACTGGAAAGAAAACTATATCCTGTTCCTGCCTCATCAATTGATACTACTTTAATTTGGTTATTATTAGTATCAGAATCTCCATTTTCTCTAACAACTTTAACATCAGCATTAGTAGTGGTTTCCCATTCATTAGGAACCGCAATATATTCAGTAGAGTCAAATTTCACAATATCCGCAGGGGGAACTGTGAACATATACTTCCAAAGGTAAGTGTCACCACTTACACCAGCAGATGATGGTTCAAGATCAGTAAATGTAGGTTCATCAAGAGATGCACTAGCAATAGTTGAAATACCAGCAGAACCATTATTAATACAAACATAGACTCTATAGTCTTTGTTCATAACATAGTAGTTTGCGGAATAAAGTCTACTTGAGTTAGAAACTAGAGAACGATTAGTCGTACTATAGTCATGACGATACATGTCATATGATGTACCTTTAGTCCAAGTAACTTTTCTAATCAACCTTCTAACATCACCAGGAAAGACTTTCCTTCCAAATAACATAGTATCGTATACATGGTTATTGTAATCGATACTATCAACAGGTGATGGTGGTTGAACAGTAGTACTATTCCAAGTATCTGTCCTTCCGAATCCCGATACCGTAGGATTTGCTAATCCAAGAAAAGCATAGTAAGAGTTATTTCCGCTAGTAACATCATCCATGAAGTTATTAGCGTTGATAATCCTAAATTGATCGGTTATAATTGCTGCCATTGCAATGTTCTAATGAGTGGTCTTACTATTTTGGTATTTATAAGGTTTTATTGAAGGCTCCAGTATTTCTAAGACCAATATTGCGCCTTTGTACAATTGGCCACTTGTCCAAGTCATGATTATAATCAAGTCCTTTAGCTGTTAGAGAAACTGGGTAATTGGCATCTCTTAATGCTGAAGAGAAGCGTCCCCATGTAAATCTCGCTGCAGGATGAGTAGTTGATCCAACACCAACTAATCCAGTTATATCAGTTCCAGAATGGATATTGCAGGTTATAACACCTGTTCTAGCACTTCCGTCCCATGATAGTGAATGTGCATAGTATATATTATCAACTTCAAAGGTACTAATACCAATACTATCAGAATCATGTGTATCAGTACTAGTTATCACTCCAGCAGCAGGTGTCACTCCTGATGCGTAGACTTTAAATGGATATCCTTCTTTAAAGTCTTGAACGAATGAAGCATTTTCACTATTAACTAAGTTGTTAGTGTCTAATTGGAATACAATTGCAAGATCAGTACCAATACCAACAGAAGTTGTAATACCAGTAATTAAACCAGTATATCCCTTAACATCGGTATTCAAAGGATCAATATCATTCCAAATCTCCCAGTTAACCCCTGCTTGTGCAGTTGTACCAACACCAACACCATAAACATAAAGTCCAAAATCATCAGTTAATTGACCATCAAGATCTCTAAAGTATTCTGTATGATCAACGAATAACGATGTATCAGTTGATGCATAAGATGCAATAACATTAGCATTTGGATAGATCTGTGCTTCCTGAGAATCTCTTGCTTTAGAAACTAATCCACCAGCAAAAACTTTATCAATTTTTTGCTTATTCCATCTTAATGGTTTATAATCATTATTATTAACACCACCACCTTGATAGAATGGTGTTTCTACAACAGATGCTGTAGCAATTCTACTAACAATTCGAGCTTCTCTTTGTGCAAAATTACTATTATCTTTTACAACATTGTTTCTTTCAAGTTCAGAACTCTTAAACAATTCGACTGAATCACCTTCTTTAATAAGTTCGTTAACATCAAATAACATACTATCTGTACCAATTGTTCCTCTATAGAAGAATATGAATACATCGTCATTTACAGTTGGAGCAGTTTCAAAACTAACCGAAGTTCCACCATTGAATGTATAATGCTTATTTGGTTCTTGAAGAACACCATTAACAAATATCAAAAGAACAGGTGCAAGATCGATCTGTCTAGAATCTGGATCGTTATTATCAATCTCAAAACTAATTAACTGATTTTGATAATAAAGAGGATATCTCCGTCTTTCACCATCTTGGAAAGGTCTAATATTATCAATATAATCTAAATTACCAAACTGCCAAGCTGATATATCATCATTGAATATATCAATAACTTCAATTTCAAATGGCATGAATAGATCACCTGCATTAGGATCTGTTGATAGACCAGCTACACCAAACTTATCACCTTTCTTAAATCCATATCCAGCTTTTGCTAAGTTCCATTTAGAAACTTCAAATAATTCAAATTCTGGTGAGGTAGAATATCCAACATAATTTGTAGTTAATCCTACGATGTCAACAGTAATAGAACATCCAACACCAGTAGTTGTAGTATTTCCAAGTCCTAATCTAAACTTACCTTCAATACTTAGAAGTTCACCAGATGGTTGCAATGTATTAATAACTGTATCTTCAGTATAATTTGCGCCACCATTTACAAGAGTGTATATTAATGATCCACCAGCACCCACTACTGCAGTAATATTTGCACCAGATCCAACAGAATCAGATGCTCCTATAGCAGTAATTGTACCAAGATCTGTTGTATATCCAGATCCAAATGTTAAATCATAGTAAGGAGAAGCAGTACCACCAGTTACATATGAATGTGGGATAGTACTTGGACCAGCATTAACTCTAAATTTCTTAGTTGAAAGAATAGTAGTTACATCCAATTGTTGATCATAATCTGGGAATATATTAGTAGTAATACCTGTTCTAACTTCACCACCACTCACATATTGATGAGAAACAGTAGACATTCCAACTGTAGTAGTAAACTTAGTTGAGTTGATAGATTCTCTTACTGTGTAGAAGTAACCCTGAACACCACTTGGATATGATTTAGCACCATATACACAAGTAACACCAATACCTGACAACTTAAAGTTTTCTGGTTTCACTAATCCATGATTAGGAACTGTAAATTGTAGAACTCCAGAAATAGGATTGTATACAGCATTTGTTGGAGTCAATGCAGTACCTGCCCATGTATCAATGCGAAGTGGGTTAGCAGCAGAACTTACAAAACTATGAGGGTAGTTTCCACCATACTGAACTGCGCCAGATAAAGCACTTTGGAATGTATGTGCATAAGCACCACCACTGATGACCGCATCAGTTGCTTCATGACCTGCCATAATATCATAACGATGCTCACTGGTATCAGTAGAAACACCAACTTGAAGGGTAATAACATTACCACTAACTGAGTGAATACCTATTGCTTGGTCAAATGATCTATCACGCTTCTGATCCATACTACCAACACCAGCAGCTTGGAAGGTATGTCCATAAGCACCACCACCATGAATTTGAGATCTTGTGATACCACCTGTTACACCAGAAGAGAATATATGATCTGAAGTATCAGGAGATATTCCAACATCTACTCTAAATGTATTTGTAGTTACATGCGATACCTGTGTCCATTTTCCACTATAAGGATCTGTTTCTCTAGGATATGCATGAGTTGTGCTATAATCATCTTTAGCGCATGTAAAGGTAACTGAACCAGTATCAAATAGAACCCAATCACCATTGGTAAGACCGTGATTAGCAGATCTAACTGTCATGACACCAACAGCACCATCATATTGCGTACCAGATTCAGCAGTTAGTCCATTATGCGGTACAAAATGGTGTGTTGAAATATTTGTAGATGGTTGTGACGCTAAAACTTGGAATGAAATAGTATTTGCGCTTGTAGAAGCAATAGAAACCGCAGTTGTAAATCCAGGATCGCTAGATCTTGGATAATAATGCAAACTCTGATAAGTGTCTAAACCACATCGGAATGATAAAGATTCAGGTGAAATTTGGATAGAAACACCTGTCATGAAATTATGATCACCGATAGTAGCTGTTACAATACCAGCAGTGGGGTCATAAACCGCCGAGGTGATGCCAAAAGGTTCTATAGGTGACTTACCTACTTCAACACTAAACGAGGTGGTTGTGATGCCTGTAATAGGTAACCACTTACCACTAACAGGATCAGATGATCTTGGATATGTTTTAGTTGATGTACCGCCATCCATGTCGCACTTAAAGGAAATAGAGTCATTATCAAACTTGATAAAGTCTCCATCGTGAATAAGTCTGCCGCCAGGTACAACTGTGACGGTCATTATACCAGCATTTGCATCATAAACTGCGCCATTAACAGTTTGAGTGTCAATAATATTGCGTGGATATGTGTGAGTTGAAATATAACTATCTGTATTGCAACGGAAAATAAGCGATTCTGTCTTTAACTTAATAGAAGTTCCTTCCGTTAATGTATGAGATCCGATGTCAAGAGAAAGGAATCCAGTGGAAGGTGTATAAGTTGCAGTACTAATATCATAATTAACAATAGGAGATGTTCCTACAGTTATAGCAATACCAGTAGCAGTAGTAGAGGCAACAGAAATTGCGGTATCATATACAGGGTCTGTAGATCTAGGATATGATTTTGTCTGACTAGTGCCATCCATAGCACACTTAAAGTCAAGTGAACTATTCTTAATCTTGATACTTCTACCTGCCATAATATTATGGTTAGGTATAGTCATCGTCATAATACCAGCATTAGCATCATAGATGGCATTTGTAGGTGTATAACCAACATTAGTTGTAATACCAACAAATACATCAAATGTATTATCTGTTACTGCACGAACTTCTAATAACTTATCATGAATAGGATCTCCAACTCTAGGATAAACATGGTTAGTGGCATTACTATCCATACCACAAGTAAAGGTAAGAGAACCTGTAGCAATACCAATTAGATTTGGATCAGTAAATCCATGAGCAGCATTAGTAATAATAGTAGCAATACCGCTTATGTGATCATAAACAAAGGAAGTAATTCCTAAAGTATTACCATATCCACTACAAGCAAATTCTAAACCTTCCAACTTAACTGGTTCTTCGATCTTAAGATTATGTGGTGCTAATGTAGTAACTTCAATAATACCAGTAATATTATTATAAGTTGCAGTACTAATAGCAACAGCTGATCCCGTTGTCGGAACACCAACAATACTTTGAATAACTCCATAAGAGTTGATTATTGGTTTTACTTTAGCACCTACAAATGGTGCATATCCTCTACCTGGTGTTGATGCAACAGAAATTATTACACCACCTCTAGGAAGTTGATTCTCATTAATATCTCCTATGTCTATTATTGGAGTTTCAAATCCTACAGAACTAATACCTGTAAATTGAACACTAGCAATACCTGCAGAAGGATTATCTTGAATCCTGAAATTAGCACTAGTATTATTCTCACTATATGGTGCTTGGAAGATATTATTGATGAATAATACTCCATTACCACCTGTTGATCCAATACCAGTAACAGCAACTCCAATAGAAGTTAATGGATAAGTAGTTTCCAATCCATCAAAACTCTCTGACATATCATCAAATATCTGGTTCTTCTCATAGTCTCTTCTGAGGAATGTTCTACCACCAAATGATGCTCTAGCATATGGTAAGTTAGCAGAGTTAACTATTCCTTTATCACCACCAAGAGGTGCTTGAGTGAAATGTATTTGACTATCTAAAATTTGGAAAGATCCTCTAAAGAGTCTAACTGTTTGACCAGATGCATGTACTGTAGCAGCAGTACCAACTGCGCCTCTTTCTACTTCTACAAGTGTCCATGTACCAATTCCTACAACTGGTCCAATAGTAGTTGTACCAAAACCAACAGTTCTTACAATAGAATATTCATCTTCAATTTTAAGTAAGTCTCCAGAAGTTACAGAAGAAATACCACTCAATACAAATGCAGTTACAAATCCAGAAACAGGAACATTTAAATCATAATTAATTGAAGTGTATGATAATGGTTTTTGTACAAGACCACTAATAGAGATCATTGACTTAGAATCTCTCTTTCTCATAGAGAATCTATGCTTATTACCAGTACCAGTACCTTCAAGGAAGGTTACACCAAGACCTGCTATTGCATCATTCTCTGTTAAAGCAATCCTATATTGTTGATTGTTATCCTTAATAGTGTATACAGTAGATGGAAGATATCCAGTTACACCTGCACCAGTACTGTAGATTAATGCAGATCCACCAATACCAATAAGGTTAGAATCTGGAAGGTATGATAATTGTTCAGTATTAGAGAAGAAATGTATTTGGTTAAACACACCAGTTGAACGATTTATTTCAGTATTATCTGCAATATTTGTTTCACGAGCATAAATTGGAATTCCATTATAATTTAAATCGAATGATTTAACATTTCTATTATTAATACCCAAATATATTTGTTGGGCAACATTTTCATATACTTCTCCATAATTTAATTCACCAATACCTTCTATAGTACCATTAGGATCTAGATCTTTATATAATACTTCATTATAAGCAGAAACACTTACAATACCAGAAACAGATGGATGGAATTCCAATCCATAAGTACCATCTGATCTATAAGTAGATCCAAATGTACCTATACCACTAGTAGATCCAACTGCTGCCAAAGGAGTTTCACTTATAAAAGTCATACTCTTTTCTGGATCAGATAATAGATAAACTTGATGTAAAGATTGAGTTTCACCGTAACCAACATGAATTGTTGATTTGACAGATAGATCAGTAATACTTGTTAAACCAACTACTGTTGCAATACCAGATTTTGCTTGACTTGTAACTTCAAGTCTTGCAGTTCTTTCTGTACCATCTGGTGTAAATGGAATTTTAAATCTATAGTTAGCTGCACCAACAGTAGAAGGATCAACTATAGTTGACTTAAATTTAACATTAACAGTATTTGTACGACCATTTTCAAAATCAAACTTAACCAACCCACTTTCAATCTTAGATGTTACTGTACCAATAAACTGAGGAGCAGATAATCCACTTAAATTTTGTTTTGAGTTAAATGCTGCTAATTCAGTTAGATATGTGTCAACACCATTGTGCATAAGTGCATATTCCAAATAATCAACTTGTTTAGCACCTTCTTCATCAATTACTAATAATTGTACAATAGCAGCTTGTGATGATGTAGTAGATATTCCAAATATATTACCAGTAGTAGAAGTTCCTAAAGTACTAGCAGCACTAATCTGTGTATTACCACCTTCTAATCTGAAATGTCCAAATGCCGAAGAACCAACACCTAGAGAATCTGAGAAATTAGTCTGTAGTGACTTAACTTCATAATCAGTGTCAAATGGTTCATTAGGACGGAAAATTAATTGAGTTTGTGATAACGCTTGTGAATAATTTGTATCAAAAGTTCCATATCCAGTACCAAGACCAACAACTTGATTCCAATTAGTTAAATCTTGCTTTTGAAGTAAATAAGTGCTTTCATCAACAGTTACTGAAATAAATTCATTAAGTTGATAATGATTCTTAGCAGGATCTTCTGCTTGATGTACAGTTTGTGTTAAGAACCTTTGGAAGTACCTACCCCCAGAATAAGTAGCAACTGTCCTAGAATCAGTTAAATCATTAGACTCATTAGACACAAATTTAGAACTAATATCATCAATATTAAGAACTCTGTTTGTTTTATTTAAAATAAAGTCAGAAAGTCGAGTATTTCTCAATTCTATAAATTTAGAGATATTACCCTGAGATTCAAAATCTCTTGCTAAATCATATGGATATATTGAATCAACTCTAAGTGGATCACCAATAAAATCAAGAACCAAACCACCAGCATCTTCTGCTGGAATATTTGTGTCACCAGGTTGACCTTTTGCTATAACTTCAGTGTTAGCAAAATTCTTCAATCCCGATGGATGAACTATATCATTAACATAGGTGATTAAATCTTCATAAGTTTTAGGACTCTCTATCGCATAAGAAAGATTTTGATAATAATCATTATCAGGCAATACTTGATTAGTATCATTAATAATACCAACATTATCTCTCCAACCAACTAATGTTTTAACAGAAGATGCTATATCAAAACTTCCATTAAACTCTTGAATTCCAATTACTCTACATGAAGAACCACTCAATTTACCAGTTAATATATCATTGATTTCAAGAGGTTCTGCACCACTAACAATAATCTTAGCAGCATTAGAATCAATAAAGTCTAAAGCAACATCTGCTATTGGATTATTGTTTCTTTTAAATGGTTCGTTTTCAATAAATTTAGAAGCACCTTTAACAACTTCAAATTGAGCAAGAAAATTAGCTTGTGTTAATTGACCAAATCCAAAGGAAACTGTTGCTCCAGTACCAGGATTTGTAGAAATACCATTTAAATTGAAAGTGACTTCTCTTGGGTTAACGGCATCATTATAATCAGTAACTTCAAATGGAACGAACTTATAATCACCAGAGTTATATCCATCACCACTTCCAGCATCATATCCAATGCCTTCTACTAATAATTTGTCACCAATTACTATTGGTTCTGTTACATACCCTAAAACTGGAGTAGTAATTGTAGCAGTTAGTATACCAGCAGCTGCTTGAACATTGATAATACTAATTCCATTACTATTTCTTATTGGAGCAATACCAAAGTCATTATTAGAAAGACCAATAGGAGGTACAGAAACAGTTGCTTTAGTTACAGCAGAATCGCTTAACTCACAAACAATGAGTCCACTATCAATAATACTACCATCTGATTTATCAAATAAAACCAAAGAAGGAGCATTGATATAGAATTTACCACCATCAATTACCTTAACTTCATCAATAGTTGCAAAACTGTCTATATTAACAACTCTAGGTACAAAAGCATCTGGTTGAAGAGTTCTATCGGATGGATAACCATAAACATCATCAGGAACGGTTAAACTATCTAATTTATTAATTTCAGTAGACTGAGCAATTACAGTAGCATTTATTCCACGGTCACCAATACTACTAATACCAGGAAGTCTAGCATAATTTAATCCAGGATTAATTATTTGTGTTGAGGAAATACCACCTGTAACATTAGAAGATGTTGTTGTATATTCTAATATTTTACAATCTAAAGATTTATAATTTAAAGATTCTGGTTTATATTTTAAATTGATTGTAAATGTAGTATCACCAATACTTGTAACTGGATAATCTAAAGTATATGAACTATCAATATACTTGATTTGAGAACCATTAAAAACTGTATCATCAGCTGTACTAATACCAGCATTAGTGAATAAACTATAATATAATATTTTTGGAGAAGTTTCAGAATATTTAACTGTTATAGTTGGATGACTATCAGAATTAGGATTTGTTGATGCAACACCAACAGTTGCTAAAGTACTAACACCAACTATTTCAAATCCAAGACTTGTGCCAGATCCAACAAATTCATTAAAGAAATTACTATCATAATAGAATTTTAAATTATTATCTACTAAACTAGGGTCACTCATATCAAATATGATATCATTACTTCTAAATGGTCTTAATTGTGGGTTAATTGGATTAATACTCCAAGACCCAATACCAACACCAGTAATATCAACAACATTAGGAGTTCCTTGAGTTTCTTTGAGAGTATTCGCTAATTGAATCGTATTATCATCAATTTTAACAACATAATATTCTCTTTGATAAATTCCACCAGGAAGATTAGATCCATAGTATAAAACTTTATCACCAGTTATTAAATTATGTTGATATGCAGTAATTCTATTATTAACTGTGTTTATTCCAGATGGTTCAACACTAAGAGGATTAATTATTAAATAATCATCAATAACTTTAACAGTTGCAAAAGTTGTTGTTCCAATACCAGTAGAAAGACCAGGTTGGACAATTAATTGAATATTATCATTATTTTGTAATTCATGATTTTCTGCAGTTTGAATAGTAGATGTAATTTTCTCTACATTTCCAGTAACTTGCTTACTTGGTACAACCTCAAAAAGAGCATCATTATAATCACCACCACCAACTACAAAAAATACATCATTGGATGTTTTGGTAGTTTTTACACCGATAGTATCTTCAGTCTTTCTTACAGCATAAACTATAGATGGTATATTGAAAGTATTTCCAATTCCATCAGTTTTTATTCCTAAAGTAGTTCCACTAGGAGCTTTTGTGTAATTTAAAACATCATTAGTCTTAAGACCATGTTCTTTCAAATATATTTCTTGAGTCTTTAAAGATCTAGATTTAGTAACTCCAATATATTGATAATTTCTAGTTATTGTTTGTCCTACAGTTGTTCCAATTCCAACCGATTCTTCAGCATTAAAATATATCTTTCTATTAGGTGTAGATTCAAATTTATCAGTAACTAAAGGAATTTCAATTTCATCAGCATAATATGACACTCCTAATCCAATTATACCAGAAGTAGCAACTCCAGATGATCTACGAATTCTTAGAACTCCATCATCTTTAAATATATTAAGAATTCTAGCAGTTTCTTGTCCTATTTGTACAGTTGTTCCAATTCCTACCGAAGATGGTGTTAATGTTGAAAATCCAATTGTAGCACCAGTTGAAACTGTTGGTGGAATATATTGAACTCTAATATCAGTAGTAACTCCAACAAATCCATCTTCTAATAGAGTGGATGAAATATTTAAAGAACTAATAGTATGCGAATTATTAAGTTTATTGATGCTAGTTGATAATCCAGCAACTTGAACATAATCATTAAGATTCAATGAATGATTTGGATCAAAATGACCAATAACTTTATTATTTCTCCATTCAAAAACTACATTAGTATATTGTTCAAATGTTGTGTCAATTTTATTAATATCTTTACCCTGCAGTAAATTAACAAAAGCACTTGCACCACTTCCACCAGTACCATCATCAATAAAATTAATTTTTGCTCCTATAGTGTATCCTGTACCAGGAGATGTTATGTTTAGACTTTCTACTGAACCAATATTGATTCTATTAGGTGTTGCAACATTAGGAATCTGTTTATATGGTTGATATACAAAATCATAAGAAACTCCATCTCCAAACATCTTATATGGAAAGGTATTTCGTACTAAATTTGAATTTTCAAAATCATAATTACTTTGTTTAATTTTTTCACCTGCTACAGTATTAACTGTTAAAGGAAATCCTCTAAAAGTGTCACCAATATAATATGGGAATTGTGGAGTACTATTAATATCAATAGTTGCAAAATATGCATAAATTCCTTCTTCAAAATCTGGAGTTTTTGTAAATCTACCATTATGTTCGTCTAAATCTCCATTTGAGTCATAATAATAATCTTCTACAAAAAATCCTGCTTCATACTCACTTAAAGATGGTCTATTATAAACTTTGCTACTATCAAGTCTATAAGAAGAACTCATTCTTTTTGATGTAGACTGAATATTATCAACATCAGTTAAACCATATGCTCCATATATGGGATTTCCGTCATATGCCCAACCAACTATAGGAGAATGTCCACCTCCATTATCACCAAACGCATTTCTAACGGTTGCTCCATAAGCAACTGATTCTACAGCTAATCCACCGTCAACTGGAGTTAGATAATCACCATTGGATGTTCCACTAGTTTCAACTTTATTAGCAACTAGTAATCTAACTCTTGTAGATAATGTTGCAGCATCTCCTGGAGCTTTTACTTGTACACTTGTAGTAGATGAAGCATATCCAACTCCTGAAGATAATACAATAACTGATGATATCTCACTACCATCCATAACAGCACGAAGTTTAGCACCAAAAGCACTACCAACACCAACTACTGTTAAATCAGGAGGACCATCATAATTAGATCCTCTACTTTGGACAAATGCATCAATAATTCTTCCATTAACTACAATCAATCCAATTTGTCCAAATGCACCATAATTTACATTAACTGAAGGTGCTTTTTCAAAATTGATAATATTAGATCCATAATCTCTACCTTTATCATATAATACAGTACCTACAACCTTACCACGAACAATGGGATTTGATTCTAGAACTACTGGAGTATCTGAATCTGTAATAACATTAACATCAACAGTTACTGGAGGATATGAAAAATGTTGATAACCAGTTCCAATACCAGTAAATCTCACATATTCTTTGTTTTTATAATTTGTTTTATCGGGAATTCTTGTTGTAGCAATACCAGAATAGCATAATCTAAATCTATTCTCATCAAGAGTTAGTATTTGATACTGTGAAGTTACTGCTAATCCAGTAATAGGAGAAGCTGATACGCTAGTTGATATACCATAATGAACTACTTGACCATTTTCAAATCCATGATTGTCAAATTCAATAAAGTCTCTAGATGTACTAATTCCTGTAGGTAAAACAGAAATTGTCTTATTAGTGTATCCAGACCCACCATCTAGCATATTAACTCTAGATATGCGCCTCTTAGTATGATAATCTCTAAATTGATGAATACCACTATTTAAATCAGTAGCAGTTGTACCAAATCCTACAGTATTAGCAATACCAGAAACAGCATCAGATTTTGTTCTATACAACTTAAATATAGTTGCACTTGTCACACCAACATAATAAGATTGACCCTCAACTAAAGAAGTATCTACACCAACAGCTGCAGCAGTGTGGAGTCCAACTACATTATTATTATTAGCACTATAAACTACTCTATCACCAGATTTATAATAATGTGGTTTATCCATTATAAATCTTCCACCTTTTCCATCTAAAGCATCAATATTACCTCCATTATAAAAAGATTTTGCATTAAATGTAAATAATCTATAATTTAATTCTGTTACTGCTTGTGCTTTTGCATCACTACCATTACCACCATGTATATCGATAGAAATAACTTTTTTAACTTCAAAATCAACTGGATCAATTAAAACATCAGTAATTGAACCGCCAATTGATAATTTACCATATGCAGTATTAATTCCTGTATTATTATCCTCAATACTTATACTTGGTGGATTGAGAACATCATATTCAGTACCAGCATTGACAATATCTAATGAATTTAAAGGACCATAGTAAATATACTTGTCAGACTTATAATTGGTGATTTCTACACCATTTATCAACATTCCTGTATTACCATCTAAGGTTCTTTCAGAAGTTGTCTTTTGTTGAGTGCCTTTAGTTAAATCTTGGTCAAGAATAAACCTTTTAAGAGTTCTAGCTGGAAAAATTGATTTTCTTGCTTGCTCAACTCTAACAAAATCGTGAGATCCAGTTAAAGTATCTGGAGGAGAAAATTCAACTGCAATTCCTGATGGAATAAAAGATCTTGAAGGATATAATTTAATTTTGTTCTTTTGCGCTAATACTTCTACAAAATATGAATCTGCAGTTAACCCACCAATAGGAGTAGTACTTCCTACTGGAACATAAGCAATTTCTTCACCTGTTCTGAATGGAACATTCTGTGGAAAGGAAATAGTGGTATATTTGTTAGTTAAAGTCTGATATCCATCCCATGATCCACCAGATACTGATGGATTCGTTAAAGTAGCATGTACTTTATCAGTATCAATTGAATATGATGGAATAGAGTTAGAAGCTACAAATCCTTCTTTTTTACTACTTTCTGAATACTTCTTATCTAAAATGTAAGTATTAGAAACACTAGATAAAATTTGATTTTGACCACCAACAATAGGAACTATACTACTTATTGCTTTTTCTTGTATTCTTCTTATATCATATGATAATCCAGCTGTAGTCGTGAAAGTACCAGATACACTAATAGAGTTATTGGTAGTATTGACATAAGTAACAATTAATTCTGTTGCAACAACAGTTTCTGTGTTTCTTATTAACAATTCAATCCTATCACCAACCTTTAAACTAGATTTTTCAATTTCACCCAATAAAGTAAATGTGGAACCAGTTAAATCATCAATCAAATACCTTGTACTAGTATTGTATACCCAAGAATTGAAGAAAATCTGTTCAAAGGTCTTTCCTATTTGAGGATTGGTGATAAATCTTCCAAGGTTCTTAACATTAATCTTAGAAGTCTCAGATAATCCATATAAATCTTCAAGAGAATCAAATTTACTTAAAACACCAGTTATTTTCATATTAACTGGTTTTGAGATATCATTATCCTCATAACCATATACAATGGTAGGTGTAAAGATATTTTTAGTAGATGATATATCCTTTGTTGTAGTAGTTACACCAATAAATTGATTTATTGTTTTTTCAGTGTAAGTTAATTGTTGATAATCGGTTTCTGTGGATACCCCAACCTCAATAATACCAGTTTGACCAAATCCAATAGTAGAATCAACAGTTATTACTGTTGCTCCTAACCCAATAGTACCAATTGCTTGTGTTCTTCCTGGTACAACAAATGAACCTTGAATTAAGTCCCTATCATCATATCCAATAAAGACAGAAATACGATAATAGTCATCTCTGATCTGCACAACTTCAGAAATAGGTCCACTAGCTTGATTTACTAATAAATTACCTATCTCATTGTCTTGATACAGTGTTTGACCTACTAACTTATTTGGATCTCCCGAAACTACCTGTACAGCAAAAGATTGTCTTCTTAAATAATTGGCATATGATGGTTTTATAAGGTATTTTTCAAGATCATTGATTTTTGGTTCTAAACCAAACAATGCTTTAAATAAAATCTTAAAAGATTCGTCAGTACCTTTAGATTCATATAAACTTCTTGCTTCTTTTACAAAATTATTAACATCTAAAGTAGGACTTAACTGTACACCTTCTAAACCAGGTGAATATTGCGCTTTTAACTTATCATAAAATTCTTGAAGAAATAATGCACTTAAATTTTGTATACTTGAACCTGATACATGAGATGCAGCAATACTATCTGTCCATTTTAAATTTTTAACATCCTGTTCAGCATGATATGTGGTAATTCCACTAAATCCCCTAATACAACCAGTAAAGCTGTTTTCAGTTACTCCTGTATATGTAATAATCTCATCATCAATCTTTAAAAGACCCCATTCTGATGGAAACCCTTTAGTATTGGTTGCAACAGTAATAGTATCGTCAGTAACATCAATATCCGAAGAAGTTGATACTATACCTGATATAACATCTTTTGTTAAGTTATCAAGTTTGATATATTGATCAATATTCTCTCCAATATCTACAGGTCCACCTTGGTAATCTTGAGAAATATAGTATTGTTCTAAAAAATTCTCTAGAAGAGGATTTTCCGCAACAGCAAACTCTGGAGTTTGATCAGCAACTACCTGATAGGTCTTTACTCTTGAAGATAATGGGCTATATGTTTCGATCATCCGTTTTTAAGATCTAATGATGGAGCCGTTTGAATAACTAGATGTGACTTTATATCCAATTCCAGATATTTGTTCTCCAGAAGATATGGTGTCTCTCACAATATTTATCGCACTATTAGACATGTCTAATTGAAGGAACAAATCTTTTAATCCAATAACATCATTTGATTCTGGATATGCTTGAATCTCAATCAAACCAGAAGCACGAGAAGTTCCTGTAATATTGATAGTATTAATGATAATTTCACCTTTTACATAATCAACAGTCCCAGCTGAAGGAATAATGACAGGTGCATTATCTCCTGATAATTCAGTTAACTGAATTACAGCAATATCTCCTGTTTTTCCGTCTGAATGTGGAAGATCTGTAAAGTAAACAGTATTACCATTACCTTCAACGGTAAATCCAGTACTTTTTATGTTTTTACCTTTAGGATTAACATGAAAAGCATTACCAAAACATAATTCGTATTGTGTAAAGGTATTAAATACTGGTTTTAGATCTCTCCTTATAGTTAGAGTTGTAATATTTGATGTAAATGCACTATTTGTTTCATCTATAACTTTTAAAGCATCAGAATACTTAAATCTACCACCAAATGCATTTAAATTAGTAGATTTTCCGTAAGTTGTCAAAGAATCAGTAAGTTGAGACTTTAAACCATCTTTATCACTGAAAATATTTGAATTATAATATGCAGTAACATCAAGTTCTAAGTAAATAACCTTGAGATCTACTATTCTTTGGTTAATTCCTGCAATTGAGTAACTTTTTAACTTTTCTAGTATCTGAACTTTAGTAAAATCGGATAAGAAAGTAGAATTTCGAGGTTTTACACTTAAAATAACTGTACCAAATTCAGGAGGATCCAATTCTTCCCCACCAATCACTGAAACAGACTCTGCATCAGGGAAAACACTCTGTATAATACCTTCGTAATCCTTTGCTGTAACCGCCCTGTACTGTGATGAATAGACTCTAGGTGCAATATACTTAATTGAGTCTATACCTTCAATATCACCGCCTCCCTTGGCAGTTTGAATCGTTGTTATAACAGGACTTTGTGATGCAGAAAGAGGATTTCCAGCATCATCTACTGCTTCAGCACTAAATGAGAAGTTTTTACCATCATTTCCTGCTTTTCCATCAGTAATAATATAACTAACTTCAATGATATCACCATTTTCTAATTTTTTACCAAATAATCCATCACCAAATAGCAATTCATACTTCTCATCCTTTATTTCTTGTATAAGATAGATATTGGATTTCTCATTTACGCTTGTAATATTGTCTATTTTTGAATATTCTAACCCAGAAGTAGATCCAGACTTCCTTACAAAGATTCTAATTGATGCAGTATCAATAAATGAGTTATCTAATATAAATCTTTGATCTAAACTGGAGTTTACATTAAAATATTTCTTTAAAAGTGTACCTTGATATACACTTAAATTGTTAAATACAGCTGTTCTTGGTGGATTTGTTAAAATATTGCTTCCAGCATCTATTGGACTAACAACAGTTATGTCTTCTGGTATCGAAAATGTAAAAGAAGTGTTATTTTGAGCACCAACACAAACTAAACCTTTCCTTAATTTGACAGTATTACTATTTCCGTTGAATTTGAAGTTGAAATTTATAATTGCTTGAGCAGATTTACGAGATCTAGGTACATATCCAATATTTCTTGCCAAAGAAACGACATTTTCTCTTAATGTAGCTGAATCCAAGAAGGATTCATTCACTACCATATTACTATTGAACGCTGAAATATAGGTGTTATACGCCAATATATCAATTAGCATCGATATATTTGATCCTTCAAAGTCAAAATCAGTAAAATTACTGTTTGCTCTAAGATAAGATCTTATTTGAGCCTTAATTTGATCAAAATCAAGGTTAGTAAACTTAGTTACAGGCATGTTTTTATCTAGTTGCTTCTAAAATGAACGAAAATGACGACCTAGCTAATGGTTCACCTACTATTTCGTATGAAATAGTTATTTCAAATTCATTTAAATCAGGTCTTGGATCTGCTTCTACTATAATCTCATCAATTCTTGGTTCCCAAAGAGATAAAAGACTTTTTATGTCTCTTGCAAGAACACTTCCTGTAGCAACATCGCAGAAACCAAATAATGTATCATACACATCTGACCCTAATTCTGGATTGTAGAAGCGTTCCTGCAACCTAGTTTGAACTAAGTTTCTAACAGAACGCATTATTGCTCTCTCATTCTTTATTACATTCAAATCACCTGTTACAGGATTTGGTACAAAGTCGAGAGTAATATCTTTATAGGATTTAGATTTTATATCTGCCATTATATTGGCACATGTGTCAAAGGTTATTTATACCCTATTTTCTCAATTCCATCTAGTGACAACCAATTCGATACTATTATCATCCATTTCCCACTCTTCCAATACTTCAAATCCTTCTTCTTTTGCTATGTTATGTATTGACATTCTTGAGTATTGTTGATTCACCTTATCAATAAACCTTTCTACAGGAACATTAAGATTCCAAGTACCACGATCACAATAAAGATCAAAAGATTCCGTTGTTTCATTCCAACGAAATCCAATATCTTCTGATATAGCAATTTCCGCATGAACCACAGGATGATTCTCAGCGTGATCTGGGTTTGCAATAACCAATTCTTGATCTTCTTTAACATTATATTGTAATAGTTCTAATGCTTCAATTAAATAAGGACGCTCTTTTAGCTTAGTCTTTATTGTAGTGAAGTGTGACATTTAACATCCCTCTGAGTCGTGTACATATTCATCAACAGCTTCAGTCTCATAGAAAGCAGGACTAAATTCTCTACTTACTACATCACCAATCCTATTTTCAATCCTTTCAGTAATTAGCATACATTCGTTTCCTTTCGCACCAATTACTTGTTCAGCAATAGTACCATCTTGTTTAATAGTAAACTTAACAGTCTGTTGGGATGCCATAATTAAAAAAAGCAGTGTGTGTTATTTAGAACTGTTTAGGATGCGTAACTACATCACCATGTATTTCGCCTATGTCATCTATATGTGCATGATCGATATCAACATGCAGACCCTTTTCATAGAAGTCTGCAATTCTCTCTAGTGCATTTGCAATACGATTCAAATCATCACTCATGGTTTTCCTGTTTTTATCTGTGTCTCTAGTATAGCGTCCTTTATAACAGTTTTCAACTGTCTTAACTTTTTCTTCCCAAGTCCTGCCCTTGTATCGATCTTTACCTTTAACCAGTATACAAAAGCAAGTACGAGTATAAACTGTATACCCTCACCCCATGAGAGGTTCCATGCTTCATTGAGATCGAGACTCGCCGCCGCTAGATATTCACCTGGTCCTATCATTTGCCTTGTCCTCTATAAGGTTTACGAGCCGAGTTACGGGATGTAGAGGCATATTTGGTATTCTTACCATTGCCTTGCCTAGTCTTCTTCGGTGTTGTCTGAATTGTTGTCCCTGTCGGACTCGTGTAAAGTACTGCCATTGTAAGTTTGATGTGAAATAAGATTTGGTGATGGATACCCAGTCTCATAATAACACTGAGATAGTTCCACCATTTTATCCATGAACTGCTCCTCTGAGAGACCTGTATAGATCTCTCCTCCTTCTATGGTTATATTATATAACTCTGGTCTTTTCATGCCCTACACGGATACGAGGGTCACACCAGATATCGAATCCAGCATCGAGAGCATCTAGACAGAACGAGACATCCTCTCCACACATGTCTTGTACCTCTCCAGATTCAAAGACTTGCATCTTAGGTGCGAACCACGGATACTTCATCTTATCATGCTCCCACACACCATGCTTGATAAGAACCCATCCGAATCCTGTATAATCGACACAGAATGGTTTGTTACGCTTAGACATGGTTTCACCAGTCTCATGATTCATAACCCCTCCGTTATTACGGAAGTTATCCTCATCCAACCAGTGAGCAACGGAAGTGGTTTGACCATCTTCTGTCATATACCAACCAGCTGCAATGTTCTTCTCCATAAGAACTAGTTGTAGGAACTTCTGAGTATTGAATACAATATCACTATCAATCCATAACTGATAATCATATTGCAACTTACCATCCCAAGGTATTTGATCTGGTCCTCTTAATACATTCGCACCAAGGCACTTGCATCTTGCAAAGTTTACCATTGATGAGTAGTCTTGAGATATTTGTATACTAACTCCATGCTGCACCAAGTCAAAGCAGAGTTGTACAAAATTCTTAAGGAAGATATATGAACATCCACGACCAGGCATACAGAAGACAACAGATTTGCCTTTAACTATTTCCCATGCTCTATCGTAGTCCCATTCTTCCTCTGTTTTCTTTGGCGGGTTTTTCGCCTTTACAGTAAATCCTTTAGCCATAATGTTTAGGTAGACATCAGTATTATAACAGATTATATATGCTTAGTCAATACGAAGCTTCACTCATATCATCTTCTTCTACTTTAACTATGCGTAATTCGTCATACTTATTAACTCTCTCTTTAATTTTCTTTAACAACTGCTCTTCGTCAAGGTTAATCAAATCACCTACGGGCGTATTATGATCATCGTAGACATGGTAGGTTGTGTTCATTCTTCGTTAATGTAAAGTCCGTTATCTGTAAGTGTTATATCAACCTCTGTATCTTCATACCAGTTGAGTTCATTGACATATGACTCAGGAACTGCTATAATGTATTCATTAGTTACATTATCGACCCTTATGACTGTTTGGAATTTATCTGATTTTTTCACAATATGCGTGGACTGACCTTTGGTTTTATATATCAAATATTTTTTTTATAGAGTGATATCGAGATGTCGAATTGGGTCGTTTATAGCTTATGAACTAGGAACCCTATTAAAACACGCATCACGCCACCCCACGATAACACATAAGACGCAAAACACTGTCCCTAATTGATACTTAGTGTGTCACACAGTTCTTATTACTTAAGAC